CGTTAACCCACCGAAGTGGGTTTCCCGAACAAGAAGATTCCTTGATTATTGGAATGTCAAGTTCTGAACAGCGATTTCACCAACGTAGTCAGCGGCGTTACCGAAGCTAGACGCTGTGTTAGTCAATTCGATGTAACCATAACGTGTCATGAATGATACGACTGGTTCGAATGTTGACGGATCTAGAACAACACCAGAACTCATCAATGGGATGTATGGGCAATAGAATGCCGCGGCATCAGTTTCGCTAGAACCCTTGTAACCAACCAATACTGGAGTAGTGTCTGGAGCATAAGAGTCAACGAACACACGCATAGCGCCGTTCAATGTACCAACGAACTTAGTGTTTGTTGGAGCTTCGAAAGTACCTTCTGTTGTACGAGCGAAAGCAGAAGTAGTTGCAGATTGCAATACTGTCAATGCGGCGCTAGAAACAACAGCCCAGTTACCTGCGCCACGACGAGTGCGTTGAGCGATCAAGTTAGCAACACGGTTCATCAACACTGCTAGAGCGGAGTGTTCGTCACCAACGTATGTAGCTGTACCAGAAACGGTAGCTTGGTTGTATGTGTACTCTGTAGATGCTAGAGTGCGTAGAGACAATAGAATTTCTTGGTCGATTTCAGCAGTAATTTCTTGTGCTAGAGCGGCCATGATTTCGGCTTCTACGTCGATACCGTGTTGGCTTTGAGCGTCCTGAGCCGCTTCAAATGTCCAACGTGCTTGCAACTTACGTGACTTAGCTTCAACAGCTTGACGCAAGATTTGTACGCTGATTTGCTTACCACCGTTGCCTTCTAGGGCCGCAGTGTTGTTAGCAGTGTAAGAATCAGTGCTTGTTGTACCGTATGGAGTACGAGAATACGCTTGAGCGATCTTGAATGGTGACAATGCTTCTTCACCAGCTGTAACGCTAGTTTGTGCGGCAGATGTGTCAGTCAAAGATTGAGCATAACGTACACGTAGAGTGTGGATTTGACCAACTGGACCAGTCATTGGCTGAACACCGACTAGTTCGTTAGCGATAACTGTAGGCATAACACGACGGATAACCGGTAGAATAACACGGTTAAGAGTTGCAATGTTACCTGCAGTAGTTGTACCAGCTGATGATTCAGCCAATAGTTGCTTTTTGGTGTTTTCTAAGATAACACCCATTGTTGAGCGGCGTGTGCCCTTTAAGCCTTCAAGTAGGGCTTCTTTGGTCTCGTCCCAACGGCCTTCTAATAGAACTTTTGACATTTTAAATTTCTCCTAATATATGTCGTTTTTTATAGCCCTGCTAAACGCTTAATGTCGATAACGTTGTCACGTTGTTCCACATCAACTTCTTGTTTCGCAGTTTGTTTATCCCCAGTAATTACCTGTACACCTTCGCTGATCATGGCCTTTACAGGCTTCTTTTCAACACCAGTGTTTAATACTGCTGGAAGATACTTATCGAAAGCGGCTTGCAACTTAGTTGTCTGCACGCTTTCTAGTAAGCTACGCATTGTGCCTGCTTTTTCCTCATTTAGAGTACCTAGCAATTCACTCATAGTCTTTTCACGTAGATTAGACTCTTTGATAATGCGAACTTCACGTTCTTTTGATTCCACTAATTTCTTAGCTTCGTTAACTTTTGCGGTTGATTCAGCTAATTGTGATTGCATATCTTCAACTTTAGCCATTAGCTTACGTGTTTCAGCCTTGTCATTTAGATGAGTAACTGAGAACTCGCTAGCGAATGATTCGAAAATACGACGACCAAAATTGTTCTCACGAGCAACTTTGATATCTTCTTTTAACTGGCTCATTTCGCCCTTTAGATGAGTAGTAACAGCGGCGCCAACTTTCTTAGCAGATTCAGCAACAAAACGTGCCTTCAATGCTTCTAGTTGTTGACGACCTTCAGCGACTAACTTAACCTTTGCTTCAACTACAGCTTGTTTGTCTTGAGCGAACTCTTTGATTTCACGTGCTAGAGCATGAACAATGAATTGTTCTAGCTTTTGCTGGCTTTCTAATTGAATCTTGCGTTCTGCACGTAGTTCTTTGATTTCTTCGGCTAGTTTAGTAACCATGAAGTCATTGAACTTAGTTGCGCTTTCACGCAACTTCATTTTCGCTTGTACGCGGTCTTCGTTCATTGCTTGTCTTTCTGACTGGAATTCTTGAATTTCAGTAGCTAGACTTTCTGATACCATTTTATCAAGGGCTTCAACCATTACGACACGGTCGTGTTCATAACGTTGTGCGAATTCCTCACGCAATTCAGCACGTACTTGTTCCTTAGCTTCACCTAGTTTTGCTTCCCATGCTTCGTTCAAAGCAGAAGAAGTTTCTTCATTGATAAGGCCAGATTCAAGTAATGGTTTGATAGCATCTAACATGCTTTGTTCCCCTTATTTAATTTTGAGATCCTTGATGAGGCGCATTACTTCCTCTTGAAGGTATCTCTGTACTTTTCTGTCACTCTGTGCGTCTTTTGCAATATCCAACATCTTATGACCATGACGCATATTCATCATACCTTCATAAATTGCTTTTGGATAAGCATTAGGTGCGCTCGGTTGAGCAACAATATCCACGGTGACTATTTCAAAGTCACTGACACGGCCGTCCAAGTCGTTAACGTTTCCGCTACCACGACTAGATACGCCAAGTTTGACACCACTCTCCAACATGGTAGTTACTAACTGACCCATTGGAGTTGGTAAAATCTTTAATTTGCCGAAGCCATTAGCGCCGTCCATCCACATTTGAGTAATCATATGGGATACACGGTCTAAGTTAATTTTTAGATCATCTGGATGGTCAACTTCGCCAAGGACGGAGTAACCACCGGTAATTTGTTCGTTGAGAGCATTGACCGCGGCTTCAATTTCAGAAACAGGGTAAACACGCTCATTAGCGTTCTTTACCCCACCCTGAATGAAAATACCCTTCATGTAAAGGGATTTTCCTTTGCCTTCACCTTCACTTTCGACTACCATACCGGCACGGTCGAAAGTTAGATGCTCTTTGAGATACAAAGCCATTTTCTCTCAGATTCCGATTAGATGCGCTTCTTAGCAGAACGTGATTCTGCTACTGGGCTACTTGTGTTAACGCCTGATGCTTGTGACTTAACTGGAGCAGGAGCTTTTTCGCCCTTCTCAGAGAAGTTGTTTTGAGCAGGAGCGTTCTTGAATGAGCCAGCACCCTTAACTTGTGTTTCGCCCTTAGTACCGTAGTTGCTAGGAGCTTTTGGGCTTGTTGGTACAGATTCTGCCGCACCAGAGAACTTAACTGGAGCTACGCCAGCTACTTTAACCTTTGGGTCTTTTAGTGCGATTGACTTAGCGTTTGCGCCATTGTCACCACCGATTTTAGAACCGTATAGACCTGGAACGTTCTTTAGGGAAATAGCTTCTGCTAGAGATTCTTCTTCACCGCCGAAGTCTTCTTCTTCGCCTTCGCCTTCTTCGCCACCGAAGTCTTCTTCGCCGCCGAAGTCTTCTTCGCCAGCGTCTTCACCGTCGTCAGAACCCATGATTTCTTCGAATTCAGCCATCAATTCATCTAGCTTGTCTTCGATAGAGATTAGACGTTCTTCAACTTCGCTATCACCAGATTCTTCTTCACCAGCTTCAAAGTCTACAACTTCATCGCCATCGTCGTCGATTTCTAGGTCGTCTAGTTCTTCGTCGCCTTCAACTACGCCTGATTCTTCGGCACCGATTTCGTCTAGCAAATCGCCGACTTGACCGCCCATGCCTTCTTCGACAGATTCTTCATCCATCATTGATTCATAGATTTCACGTGACTTCTCAACCACGATATCGTGGAATAAGGCACGAGCTTGATCTTCATTTTCGTTGATGATTAAATCGATCAACGCTTCAAATTTTTTATTGTCCATTGTTTGTCTCCTG